TGTATGATATCAATGCTTCCCAACGCTGTTTGCCGTATTTAGAATCAACAAAGTCAGGAGCAGTATAACTGTTAACAAATTCAAGTATTCGACTCGCTGCCAACTCTTTCATCTCTAATGGTAAAGCACGAATATTAAGATAGCTAGGATACGTTACTAGATGCATAGTAATAACTCCTCCAACTCTATTTTCTGTGTTTATCTTTTTATATTTCTTATCCAACTTCCATTGAGCAAGTTCGGGCAAGTCTAATACATTTAATATTTGCACGGCGGTAGCAATGTTTACTGTTATATGATCTTTTGTATTGTCTAACTTCTCTAGACTAGCTTCCATATCTGCCCACTTACTGGGATAACGAATATAATCGTTACGCTCTTTAATGCTATCTATACTGATATTAAATCTAACTTCTTTGAAGTGATTCCACAGTTCAAACAGCTCATCTGGCAGATCTAATCCATTGCTGTTATATCTTAATTTAATATTGTGTGCGAATCCACCGTCGACCATGAATCTTAAAATCTTATAATGTTCGGGGATCAATGTAGGTTCGCCACCTGCAAAATATAATTCTTGAATATACTTTGATTGTTCTCGCATTGATTCAAGGAATGTACCTTTTTGGTACCATGTGTAGTCCCATGTAGAATCCCATCCCTGGTCATTTTTTAATTCTGTTATCTTATACTTAGGATATTGTATTTTCCAATCTTTGATCCAAGCACTACTATCATGTGGACTACACATAACACATTTAAGTTGACATAGGTTACCGAGTCTTAGATCAAAGTATGGAATATCAACAGGCAACTCTCCGTCTGGAGCTGTCTTGGCGATAAGTTCTTCGTAACTGACTTTGTTGCGCCACTCATCAGTTTCCCATTGTCGCTTGCTATTAATTCCAAGTTCTTCTTCTCTATAACACTTAAGACAACTAGCTGGTTGTTCGCCCCGCATCATAGTGCATCTAACATCTTTCATGTAAGAACTATTCCATACTTCTTCTATAGTATGTTGGCGTAGATTTAACTGGACACCGTTGTGTTTTACTAGGCCGGCATCTTTGATTTCAACAGTACCGCTACCGCTAGCATTAGCAGTTGCACACAGTCTAACATCACCGTTAGGACGAGTCGCTATATGTATCCAGGGTAGAGGACACCAGGTTTTACTAGTAGCTGTCATTTTAATTCAAAATTAATTTTACGTTTAGTTATTCGTAGATCCGACGAACAAGTACTACATAATACCTCTTGGCAAATAATTGGTTTTATAATATCAGCAGTGAACTTGTTGGCAAACTCTAGGTCCAAAATTGAAAGGGGAGCTTCCAGACCAAATAAGTATTTGGCAGTACAGCTTCCTATGATGTCACCATTGGGTGCTATAATGAATCGATCAACGCCAACATTACATTCCCAACCGTAAAAAGAGTGCCAATTATTTCTATGAAGTTCAAATGTATTATACTGTTTAGTCGTTCCATCGGAAAATTTAGTTACAGCATTTGCTTTTTCAGAATTTTGAATCTTGCCAGTGGCTCGCATACGCTCAACATATTCTAATGGTGGCATACGTTTGACCTTATCTTCAAATGTATCTAATTGTTCTTCAGTGTATTCGGGCCTAATATGTTTATTTTTTAAATCCATTACTACCTTAGTTTTTACTAGCCAAGGGGTTGGATGTGATACTAGCGAATCTAAAATGCCAACACACTTATCCCATTCTAACGGATCCATCATAACTTGCGCGGCTGTCATGACTGTACCTTCTGCATATATGATATCTAGCACTTGTTTAACATGTTCAACATCGGCAAACTCTTGATGTACGCTGATCTGTATGTCGTCAAAATATTTGGCATACTCCTTCCACCATCTTAGAGTCCTACTACCATTTGAGCTCATAGTAACACGACACTGGTACTTGTCATGACACCATTGAACAAAATCGCCCAGTCTAGGCCACAAGGTCGGCTCGCCGCCTAGTATGTTCATTCTTATTAATTTTTTGTTATGGTGAGTTCTATAGGTGCCTAATAAATGATCCATATTTTTAATTAATAGATCATAATCGGGAAATCTAAACTTTCCGTCTTTACTGCTATCAACACAGTAGTTACAGTCATAGTTACAGGTAGAGGTTAACGCATAAGAAATATGCAAAAAGTCATCGTAGTCACTGTTTATAATTGCAATAGGTTTAATTGTAGTCATGGGGTATTTATCGATGCAATTTTAACGAATTGCTCTTCTAGTTTATTAAATGATCCGCATTGCTTACTGCATTCGCGCAATGGCTTATCAAGCCATGTTTCTTCAATGCGATCAAAGTAGTTACTTTCAAATATCTCTTCAAGCGAATTTAGATTAAGATTTGGATTTTTAAAATTTCGATCTTTATAGTCAACTACACTTAGTCCAGCTGGCGGTATTCCTGTGTAGTCTAGCCAGCAACAAGGTGTAACACTTCCATCGGCACCAACATATATACTCAAGGACTGTTTAGCCTTACAGTGTATTTCTTTTGTCTCTTCTAATTTGATAGAAAACATTTTTTCAGATATGCTAACACTTCTGTCTGAGGGATATATTTTATGACTAGTCTTACCTTCTTTGGTTAGCACTGGCATATAGTCGCCGCGGAACCTAGAGGAATTTTTTTGTGTAAACTCTGCGAATCCTAGCTCTTTACTCAACTGCTCACACGCATCTATCTGATGCTTGTTATGATCAAACACCAGCATATGCCAACGTGCAGTACCGCCCGCTTGAATAAAATCATAAGCATTATCTATTATCTTATCAAAGTTAGTTCCGACTCGATATAATGCGTGTGTATCTTCTAAACCGTCTATACCAAAGGTGACTACTACATTTAAGTCGGCTAACTGTTGCCACCATCTTTTTGTTTGTGCGCTACCGTTAGTATGTAACCCTAAACTAATTTGCGGATTAGTATCTCTAAGATATCGAAACACCTTAAGTGTATCCTTGGCTACGATAGCATCACCGAGGTTGCCACACATAAACAGCCTAGTGAGTTGTCTTACGAATGACTCCGGAAACCATTGTTTAAACTGATCAATAGTTATTTCATTTTCAACTAGCCAGGGATTTGTCAATCCGCCTTGGATATTGCGAGGACACATTGGACAACTAGCTTGGCATTTGCTAGTTAACTCTAGATGTACTTCTCGTATATCGGAGTAATTATACATGGCGCTTGCCTATAAGCATGAATCTGTTATACAGGGGTAACTCTAACTTGCCCTCGTATAAAATATTTGCTAACTTACTTTGTTTTTTAAATTCTTCTAAGTTGCTTGCAGTACGAATATGATCTGGAATCTGGTAGTCATTACTTTGTAATACGATTAGACTATTCTTTGGAAGACGTGATAGCCAAAGGTCATACGCTTCTTGGGTAATATGTTCAAAACTTGTATTGATAACAACATCTGCCTTGCTGGTAAATTTACACATGTCATTTGTCACAGCACGAAACTTTCCCGCTTCTAACTCGATCTGATTCATATTAGTTGCGACTTCTTCGCATTCGGGATCTATATCAATGCTATGAATATGTTTAATAGGTATGGTGCTTTGAAACAGCATACTTGCTAGTGTACCCACCCAGCCGCCATGAATGTCAATCGACACTGGTTCATCTTTAACTGAAAAATTTAATTGTAGTGCTTCTATCAACCACTCTTTACTTTTTATTTGTCCTCGCCAGAAAGCATCAAGAGTCCGTATAGGATCTTTACTTTGACGTATGGCTCGCATCCAGTGATGCAGGTGTTCAGTATCTATTTGCATTTTGGTATTTTACTATCCGCACTACTTACGCATCTTTCTGTTATACAAAGTTTAGGGGAGGAAAACAAAGTAAATTTTTCTAGATTTCCTATACTTTCTTCTTTACAGCTATATGCACGTTTTACTTCGTTGCCTCTTATTATAACACTTTGGTACCCGCTATTGCAAGTCCAACCCGTGAAACTATTAAATCCTAACGCATTGAATCGCTCGGCTTGATCTATGTAATAATTCTCTTGTCCGTCGGTTAGTCTAATTTGATACTCTCCAGACTGTTCAAAATCATCTTGCATGATCTTAATCATCTCAGGAGTATAACCGTCTACTACTGCTGTAGCAGTGATGTTACTCTGCGGCTTTAATGTTACGTTTATGCCCTGTGAGCGTAGCCTGTTACAGCGTTCGAGCGTTTCAAAAAATTGCTCCGGCACCATTACTTGATTAACTGTTAGATGGACACGCTCGTGTATCAACTGTAAACACTTTTCACTAAACTCTTGTTCCTTGGCAAACTCTGCGTGAAAGCTAGCAGTAATACTTCGACGCTGTAGCATTTCAGTATTGGTACACCAGCTCTTCCACCATTTCGACCCTGGACTCAAATTAGTTGTCATGTGTATACTTTGGTACGGACTTTGAGTTTCATCTAGATGCTTAACCAAATCTAATAGCTGTTTGTAAGCAGTTGGCTCACCTCCGGAGAAGCTCCAATGAAATTGACCAAAGCCATTTTGGCGAGCTTGCCGTTTGATTTCATCAACAGTATTTTTGTATACTTCCAGTGTTTGGAAATCCAATTTGTCACTACGAGCATAGGGCCAACAGTAGCTACATTTGTAGTTACAAAATCTGCCCAATATCCAACTGACGTTAAATAATGGACGATCCAACATAGTTTGTTGTCCAAAATGTGTAATCCGATCGAAGGGTATAGTAGAAAATTGCATTGACAGTATTTACAAAAGGTAGTATACTAGCATTGTAGACGTGAGTGGAACTTGGTATACCTCCGGCTTGCTGGGAATGGGCCTAGCCCTTAGGGTGGCTTTGTAGGTTCGAATCCTACCGTCTACACCATTTTAAACACAGGCACAGAAAGGCATTATATGAAAAAGATGTTTATTTTACTAATGATTGTATCAGGTGTAGCTCATGCGCAAGATTGGCGCAATGGCGAAGCTCTGTTTGATGCTACTAAAAACAAACATACTATCATTTCGGTTGAACTACGACCAGTAGCTAATGCGCAGGCCGCATGTGATGCAGAAAGTACAAAACGCGGTTATGGTGCTATCGGATATGGTGTTAATGCTTGTAGTTTTTGGATTGGTAATGTCTGTACTATTATTGTGGAAAAACAAACTACTCAACACATACTTGGCCATGAGTTGCGCCACTGCTTCCAAGGGTCTTTCCATCCATGAAAAAAGTAGCAAGTAGTCCAGAACGACATACTTTTCAAAGAGACAGTTATATCAAAAGGTGTCAAGAGGAAGGCAAACAGCCCGATCAGTCTATTGTTGAAATGTACAATACTTGGGCTAAGGATGACCGATACGAAAATCGTCCAGAACACGATTTAGAATATGACCTACGCACTACTGAATGGATTTTAGAAAAAGTTCGTACCAGTGATGCTTATGCTCAAAACTTGTATGCGGCCATGTGTAATATGCAGTGGCAAAAGCGAGAGCTATGGCCTGAACTGTCTGAGCAACGTTGGTCTTGCTCTTGGCGCAGTGCAGGCGGCATTGTTGCAGATATGCTAGAAAAGGGTGACTACATCGATTGGTACTGTAGCGGAATGGGCGGGATGAGTGGATACGATCAAGACTCCGAAACGTTCGAAGAATGGCAAGCCCGTACTAAGTATGTTTCAGAAGGTGTAGTTACTGAAGAAATTGAACTGGACTTAAATCGCCTAGGCTGGAGACCTGTTCCTTACAATGATGAGTAAATACTAGTATGATATATAACTATGAAGAAATATTTGAGGACATTCCTGGAGATGAGGAAAATATTCTCATGAAAATTCCTCCAGAAATTTGTGAACAGCAAGGATGGGTAGAGGGCGACACTCTAAAAATTCTAGTAGAAAACGGAGCCATGATAATTAGTAAAGTATGAGCAAAGACGATATTTTAGAATTGACAGGTGTTGTAGAAGAAGTATTGCCGGCAAACATGTATAGGGTTAGAATAGAAAATATGCCCAATGCTGTGCTGTGCTACTTGGGTGGTAGACTAAAGCAAAATAAAATTAGGATCATTTTAGGTGACTCAGTTCGAGTAGAAATGAGTACTTACGATCTTTCAAAGGGCCGAGTGGTTTATAGACTATGAACGCAATAATGGAACTGGTGTGTGCTGTATGCAATAATATACGATCTAGCACAAAACAGGGCCTTGAATTCAAACAGTTATTAAACAGGACACGCAAAGAATTTAAATTAAGTAACATTAACATTAAAGTACGATCAGTTAGAGATAAGCATCTACTAGAAGAAGTATTTTATGTTAATGGCTACTACGATCCGGAAGATGATCAATCTGAGGAATGCCCGATTGAGTTAATTGTAACTCACAATTTTCCAAAAGATGCTGTTTGGTTTCCTAAGAATACTGGGGAACTTCTAGTACAAATTTTTGATACAGTAGTACACGAACTTCGTCATCAGCGACAATACCGAAAACGAAAGTTTAAAATTAGTCCGCCAAGGGGAAATGGGCATAAGGAGTATCTTGCCGATCCAGACGAAATTGATGCATACTCAATTAGCATAGCCGCTGAACTGTGTAGAAGTTTGGGCAAGACTAGGGCACTTCGGTACTTGCACAACATCAATACCCTAAGCCGATTCAAATTAAATAACCAATTTGTTAGTCCTTGTTTGGGCATGTACCTAGCAGAATTTCCAAATACTAGCGATCCTGTTGTAAAAAATCTAGCCAAAAAGCTCTATGTCCGTTTGAAAAAGATTGACACAGACGTTGTTTTCGTTTAAAATACAAGTAATAGTAATCACACAGAAAGAGCGAAATGCAGGAGTATCCAGTTCAGCAGGTGCTTGAGTTAGCATGTGCCGCACAGCGCATTAACAACGACTATGTAAAATACCCAGAATCCAAATACGACTCTGAGGGTAAGTTCCTATATATGATCCAATCAAACAAGACTTTGATTGAAATTACATTGGATCATAGGCTGTGGCGAGGTGATCCAAAAGATGCTCCTATGCCTTTGCGAGTCACTCCTGAAGATGTTGCTAGAGCAGAAGAAATTAAAAAGTACTATAAGAAATTAATCTTTGCCGCAGTAGAAGGTGAAAACGAGTTTCTTATCGAAGTAAACAGTATCCTGTCTGGCGAGACTGTTCCAAACAATAAATTTGGATATGTAGCATGTTTGCCCAGTGTGCAACTCAAAGATGCTCAACGTAGCCTAGTCACTAAAGCCGTTCGATCAGTAGACGAGGGTTACTTGGGTCTACCTGGAGAAAATTTAT